AGGCAGAAAGCAATCGAATCCGAATCAACAAAACGCGAACTGGCGTTTGTTAAGGCTGGCATTGACCCGTCTGACTCAGCAGCCAAGTATTTTGTTAAAGGCTACGATGGCGAACTGACACAGGATGCGATCAAACAAGCGGCGATTGAAGCGAGATTGTTGTCTCACACCATATCTGACGAGGAAGTCTCCGAGCAAAAGGCTTGGGGAAAAACAAATCAGGTGGCGGCTGGAGCAGGTTCATCATCTGAACTGCCAAGCTTGGATGCGAGACTCAATGCAGCAAAGTCATCCGCAGAAGTTTTAGAAATTTGGGCAACGGAACACAATCAATAACCCCATCCCATCTAAACTTTAAGGAAAACCTAAAATGGCCGTAACCCAAGCCTCATCCCTCACATCTGACCAGGTGGCATTTGACAGACTGGCGTACTTTGCGCTTCGTTCAGAAATGCTTTTCGACCAGGCAGCAGATGTTCAACCAACAGCTCAGGCAATGCCTGGCTCTGGAGTCACATTCACGATTTTCTCGGAATTGGCACAAGTCACATCAGCAATCTCGGAAACTGCCGACATCACCCCTGTAACAATGGGCGACAGTCAAGTAACCGTAACGCTTGCTGAATACGGTAACACCGTCTTGACGACAGCCAAACTTCGTGGAACAGCGTTCCTTGACATTGACTCAGCAGCAGCAAACCTCATCGGCTACAACGCTGGTGACTCACTTGATGCAATTGTTTCAGCAGTTCTCTCTGCTGGTTCAAACGTCAACTACGCAACTGGTGGTGCAACTGACCCAACTAGCCGTACAACGATTAACTCCGACGACGCGCTAACAGCATCAGACGTTCGCCTCACAGTGGCTCAATTGCGTAAAGCAAATGTCCCTACATACAACGGACACTACATGGGCTACATTCACCCAGACGTAAGTTACGACTTCCGTAGCAACACGGATGCCGCAGCATGGCGTACACCAGCCAACTATGTAAACCCAACAGGGATTTACAACGGCGAAATTGGAATGTTTGAAGGAGTGCGTTTCATTGAAACACCACGCGCACCTCTGTTTGCAGATGCGTCAAACAACTCCGGTTCAACTGGTACAACCGACGTTTATGCAACGCTTATCATGGGTCGTCAGGCTCTTGCTAAGGCTTTCAGTTTCACAGACGGTAACGGAGCATTCCCTAAGATTGTTCGTGGACTCACCACTGACTCCCTGTTGCGCTTCAACCCGATTGGTTGGTACTGGCTCGGTGGATATGGTCGCTTCCGTGAAGCAGCCTTGCGCCGTGTTGAAGGCGGATCAAGCATCGGTTCTAACTGATACTTGAATAACCCGTAATATCACTTGATGTAGAGTGGGGGGGTAATCCCCCCACACTGCACAATTAACCAGGAAGAACCAAATGAAAGAACCAGTCCCAAACAAATTAACACCACAGGAAATCGCAACACTAAAAATCTTTAGTGCCTACGCCTCAAAAGCTGGCGATAAAATGGGATCTAAGGGATACAACGCAAGATTGGCTGACCTCACAAGCAACATCCGTTATGAGATGGCTAAGACAAAGAAGCCTGTTGCTGACGCTATGCCAGCAAAGACAGTAGTTGCTGCAAAGCCAAGTCTCAGAGACATCAAGGCTAAGAAAGATGCAGACCAAAAAGCGAAGAACGCTGAACGGCTGGCAGAAATTAAGCGAAACAACGCTGCACAAAAAGCAAAGAACAACCCCGACGGTACTAAAAAGAAGTAGATGGCAACCTTCATACCGCCAACTGACAACATCGTTGTAGGTATTGGACATCGCTTGTTTGAGAGACTCGTTCCTATGCCAAGAGGCAGGAACGTATGGGTCAAGACAGACGGAACTTTCAGCGAAGTCCAGCCGATTGACGAGGACATTGCATCCGTCTATCACGGTGGGCATATACATACGATTACCGCTACGCAGGCTTCTGCTTTAACAACAGCAGGGTACGGGGACTATATAACGTGAAGCATAGGGAAACTCATCCGGACTTAGATGTTGCAGGGTGTTTTGGTTGCAGAGTGGCAGGAGTTCGTATGGGGAAAAACTCCACGACTACTGGCGGTCACTTTGTAGAACAAACCAACAACAGGGAAAAGGGTTGGAACAAAGATTTACCTGCGTACAAGCGTCTGCGCAAAGAAGGACTACAGCCGAGAAACATTGACGGTTCAGCACTGCTAGAGAAGCATGCGGCCCACAAGTGGCAGGTTGAAGGAACACCAGCAATAGGATGAATTACCAAAGTTGGATAGGGGTAGCAGACAAGAACTTGGGCTACGGAGTCATGCTCGATGGCTTCCTAAAGACCAAGCCTGTCGGAGTTGCGTTTAATCCAAACGCTTCGGTGTGCGTGTATATGAACCCACCGCACATAAACGAGACTAGGAAGGTTGGGCAGTATCGAGCAGCCTTTACGATGTGGGAGTCCGACAAGGTGCCAGACCGCTTCATACATTGTTTCTCTAAGTACGACCAAATCATTGCCCCGTGTCAGCACAACGCCGACCTGTTCAGCAAGCACCACTCCAATGTCAGTTATGTACCGCTAGGAGTGGACACTTCTTACTGGAAGCCAATCAAGCGAGAAGCCAACTCCACCTTTCGGTTTCACGCAGGTGGCTCAGGATGGCAACGCAAAGGCTTGGACATTGTGGTTAAAGCGTTCCGACAACTGAAGTTGCCCAATGCAGAGTTACACATCAAAGCCGCCAAACACGCTAAAGACACGCCAGAAGATGCGCGTGGTGACAACATCTATCTGCACCGGCAATGGATGACACAAGACGAGATGCGTACCTGGCTCAATCAAGCTGATTGCTTCGTAGCACCATCACGGGGGGAAGGCTTCGGGCTGATCCCATTGCAGACTATTGCTCTTGGTATCCCTACAATCATCTCGGACACTTCAGGGCAAGCACAGTTCGCTCACCTTGCAACAGGGGTCATCTCAGGGGGCAAGTCAGTATCAAAGAACTTTGGGGGAACTTGGGATGAGCCAAGCGTGACCCAACTAGCCGAGGTCATGCTTGACCACTACCACAATGACCAGTCGGTCAAAGCCATAGCCAATGCAAAACTGGCAACGGAGTTCTCTTGGGCTAACGCTACGTCAAAGTTGTTGGAAGTATTGCCTGTTGGGAAACTGCTCGTTGACCCTGTTGAGGAAAACATTGACATGTCCGTTATGTGCCGTGTCAATAAAACCTTTGTAGCCGACATTGGTAAGAACAGGCTGTCCTTTGACAAAGGGCAAGAATACGCAGTTTCAGAGGATGTGTTTAGGATACTCTCTGAAGCAGGGCATCTTTTACGGTAAAGACCAAGTGATAGGATAAATAGGGTATGACACAAGCAGCAACGCAAGATTTAACAATTACTAGAGGTGACACCGAAACAGTCATTGCTACGATGACTTCTGACGGCACTACGCCTATTGACATCACGGGGCGCACCTATGCAGCCCAACTTCGCTCATCTCCTGATACCACGACTATCGGGGCAACCATGACTTGCACCTTGACCACTCCTGTGTCGGGCATTATGACATCTGTGTTATCAGCAACCGATTCAGCTCTGCTTACCCCTGGGTATTACTATTGGGATCTACAAGAAACCGTCACCGCTACAGGCGTTGTGTCAACCGTTCTTGCCGGTCTAGTCACAGTATTGGCTGATGTCACTCGACTATGACCACGACGGCAGTTACTCTTACACGGGCTAACACGTCGCTCGGTGTTGCAGTAGGGGCAACCGTCACCATTGTTGCTTCTGCCACAACAGGCCCGACTGGACCTACGGGTGCCACTGGCTTAACAGGCGCAACTGGTTTAACAGGTGCCACTGGCTTAACAGGCGCAACTGGTTTAACAGGTGCCACTGGCGCAACAGGTACAGCCGCCACAGTCGCAGTAGGAACAGTCTCGGCAGGCACAGCAGCCGTTAGCAACTCTGGCACAAGTGCTGCTGCGGTATTAGATTTCACGCTACAGACGGGTGCTACAGGTTCTACGGGTAGCACTGGTCCTACAGGGGCTACTGGCTCAACGGGTGCCACAGGTAGTACAGGCGCGACAGGTCCAACTGGACCTACTGGTAGTACGGGTGCCACGGGTGCTACGGGAACGGCTGCCACTATTGCAGTTGGAACCGTTACAGCAGGTACGGCAGCAGTAACCAATGTTGGTACTAGCGGCGCAGCAATCTTTGACTTTACATTACAGACTGGTGCGACTGGTTCAACTGGTAGCACAGGTGCGACTGGACCAACAGGACCAACTGGC